TCTACTAACTCCTTGATATCACCCTGAATCATCTGAGCATTCTTCTCCTTCATACCCTTGACGTTGAACGTAGGTCGTATACCATACTCCCATGGTCCAGCTAGCCTGGACTCCTCCTTAGTTAGAAAACAGTGTCCCGGTTACAAAAGCCGATGCGTTTACTGTGTTTAGTCCGTTTTGATACACAGCTTGAATTGTAGATCCTTCAGGAACAATTATTCTGTCTAAAAGCTGTAAATATGCGTTTGCACCACCAACAGTGTTTGAAGATGAGAAGTTAACCGTAGAAGCTGACGATTGAATCCTAAGGACTAGGTTTGTTGTCCCAGATCCACCACCAGTAACGGTTGTGCCAATTCCCCAACACATTAAGTCTAGATATGAACCCGCAGGAACTGTATAAAGCGAAAGAGTATACGATATGCTTGTGTTGGCGTTGTTATTACCAGTCAACACTTCGTTGACGTCTCCGGCAATCTTAATTCCTGATCCATAGGTAGCGATATGGTTACCCTTCCTTTCTGTGTGGTTGAGTAATCATCAGACACCAACCCTAACCCAGCGAGATATTGTCCCGCTGTATATAAATTGAACAGACTCATTTTGAGCAATGGTAACAGCCGTCGCAATCCTGTCCGCAGCTGATCGCCCAGCATCTTCTGCATTAAAAACAATCGACCCGCTTTGTGCGTTGATCACCGTCAAGATCGTGCCGCTAACATTGGACGAGATCCCGCCGATTGATGTCACACCACCCGACACCTCGACCACTGATCCCGTAGGAGTCAGAAGCGCAGAAGATCCCGTGAGCGTTGCAGCTGTAATTGTAGAGCGCTCAAAGCCCGAAGCGTTAAATCCCTGAGCTACTGTGAGCCCGTTTGTAAATGACTTGGCTCCAGCGAATGACTGGGAGTCAGCTGATACTAAACCTCGTCGTGAGGTGCTCGCGTCCGGTAGCTCTTGTACTGGGTTATCTCCCCAAGCTGACAAAAGATCGTCATAGGTAGGCCGGTTAGCTCCCGAGAACACCACCGGGTACCAAAGATCGCAGACCACTGCAGACCCTACGCTGTACGTCGTTTCAGAGCCGCCCACTCGAACGTATGTCGTCAGCCTATAGCCACCGGTCATCGTTACAATTCGGCCCACTACGCGGCGACCAGAGGCGTCTGATAGCCATCCACCTAGATTGGTCCTACGTAAGAAACAAAGATTGTAAGGCGGCAGCACTAACGCACCGGCCTGATTTAATGCGCTTGATGCTGCATAAGGAATGACACCGCCTAGAAGGTCGGTCGTTTCCGATGAGCTGTTAAGCGTTACCGAGATCTTTTTAAAACTCACATAAAACGAGTTTAGAGCCGGGACCGTTTCTAAAAGCGTGTTGATGGCTCCCTGTACGTCTGTGACCGTATCGCTGCTCGAATGAGCAAGTGCCAAGACTCCGCCTAGAGTGTTGTTGGCTGACTGAGACGCAAAAGCAGCGTTTAGATCCTCACGAGTAAATCTGTCGTTAGGTGCTAGACTCAAAGTAAAATACCCCCGCCGTCTTCCTGAAGTATAAGGTCACCCATCTCCTGAAGCAACCGAGCAAGCTCCGCAGGTGTCGTGTCGCTAAGTGGTGTCAGATTAAACACATCGAAGCGATCAACCGCAATCTGGTAAAAGCCCTGCAGCCCATCGCCGGTCATTTCTTCAAGCTCGATCTGGTCGCTTGAGCTGTTTTGCAAAGACCTCTGGATGGTGTCTGTCGGCCTCGTCGTGTAGTTGTTCCCGATCAGATCCGCGTCTGTAAAGAAGTCGATACCCTGAAGGCTTAAGACCTGCCGCAAGTATGCACGCGCTTGGCTTAGTGCTGATGGGTTCATGCGAAGATAGGAAGACGAAAGCCCACCACAGGTATCGGTCAAATACCGGATCGAGTAGCGATAGAAGCGGCGCTCTCCAAACGATACGACCTCCCTAAGCTGCCCAGCCGTCTCGCTTGCTGTTAGCCCAAAGAATTCTAGCGTGTTGACCTTGTCTGTAAAGGCTGTCAGAGGAAAATTTGGGTAGAATACAGAACACTGACCGCCCGACCCCGTAAAAACTGTTCCCGTCTGGTCTGTTGATGGAAGCCCAAGCACGGGAAGGACTGATATCGAAGCGTTGCCGCCCGTAGCGCCTAGCAGGGTCACGCTAGACGGGAAGGTTAAGCGATAGGCTCTCGTCGTGTAGTTGAAGTCTACAAGGCAAGCTAGGCCCGTTTGAGAAAGTATGTTGGCCTCTAGCACTGCACGGAACGACTTAGGAGCCCACGAACCGTATGGCACCCGAACCGCGAAGACTGTTGCGCCGCTTTGAAGATCCAAGACGAAGCTCGAATCTGTGACCGTTGTCCCGAAGAAGAAGGCCGCCCAGCTTAATTTCATACTACAGCCCCCTGTCTAATGGTCAGACCCTGACGATCAAAGGCGTCGTTGATCACTTGCACGATCCTCAGCCCAAGCTCGTCGTTGTCGGTAAGGATCGATCCCTCGACGTTAACCGTGATCTGTGTCTGCGCATCGTTTGGTCGTAGGTTCTGCACTTCTGGGGAAACGTCGTCAGTCACAAGAGCGGGGCCACCAATGCCGGGACCGCTTAAAGCCGTAACAGATTGCGTTCCACCCCCGCTGTCGCCTTGTGATGCAGCTGTGAGAATTGCACCCAGTGCAATCAGTGCCGATCCAGCAGCAATTGCAAGAAATGGAGCACCCGCAATTGACTTCTTTAATGCGCTAAATGCAATAGCTGCACCGATGACAAACTGTCCAAGGGTAGTGGCTAGGTTTCCGATGATTCCTAAAAACGCCTTACCAAAGTTCCTAAAGACATTACCACCTTGAGTAAAAGCACGAGCTAAAGCTGCAATGGTAGCTGAAATGGCCTGAGCTGTGCTGTTAGCAATAAACGCATTTTGAGCTGCCAACTCTCTAGCTAAAGCCTCGGCTTCTGCTTTTCGTCTTTTTGCTGCTTCTTGCTCGATTGTAGCAATCTGATCTGCTCGGCTTTGCGCGATCTCTTTAAGGATGTTTGTTAAATCAAGCTGTGAAGTAATGACGCCAGCATTGAAAAGCCTCTGCGCCTCAGCCCTTTGCGCGTTTGTAGCAAGCTCCACTTGTAGTATTTGTTGCGATACAATCTGCGCATCTAAAAACTGCTTTTGATATACATCCTCGGTAGTGGCAGAAAGTTTTTGAAGGTTTGAGATTCTCTCAGCCTGTATCTGGTTCTCAAGTGCCACTAGCTTTGGTAGCTCTTTGAGCCTAGCTTCTTCTGCAAGTCTGAGTCTCTCTTGCTGTTCTGCTTCAAGTCTTAGACCCTCAGATACATTAGCGCTCAAAACCTGTCTGAATGCGTCTGAGCCTCTTTGTTTTTCTAAGTTAAGTAACGCTTCAAGCTCGGCTTTAGTTTTTCTAATTTCGTTAGATAGGTTACCAAACTGAGCAAGCTGAGCAGACGATGCAGCTGGATCAAATCCTTTCGCTTGTATGTTTTGAAGCTCTAAAAGTCGATCAGATGTTTCTTTTATTCTAGCAGATAAACTGTCTCCACCAGTTCCAGAAAAAGACCTTACCAATGCAGTGATGGATTTGATTGCGCTTTCTATTGTGGGTCCTATTGATCTATTTACAGCTAGGGCAAGCTCCTCAAATGAGTCTCCTAAAGCATTTTTTAGGGATGCCAATGCGCCAGAAAGTCCCTTGGCTTCAGACGTTATCCCCCTGTAGCGATTTTCTGCGACTCCGAGAATTGCGTTTAAATTTGCTTGGATCTTTTCGTTTTCGGTAAGCCCACGATTGGTGGCCCCAATGCTTGCAGCGTAATCCTTTTGCGCTTTTTGTAAGTCTACTTGTAAGCCGATAAGTTGTAGCGTCTTTGTGTTGCCCGTAGTGATTGCTCGAACCAGATTGCTGTATGTATCAATTGCGTCGCCGCCGAACTGATTTGCAGCTTGCTGAGCTATTTTAAACAACTCGGCCGTTCTTGAAGCGTTACCATTTAAAGCAATGATTGAGTTAGTTACAGCTTTTAGAGCGTCTTCTTGATCTATTGATGAATTAAGAGCAGCCTTGAGGCTATCCGCTAGCTGTTGCCCAGCAATTCCAAAGCTGGTTGCTATGTTTTCAAACTGCTGCTGTATCTTAACTAGCTTTTCGCCTTGAAATGCCAAAGAAATGGCACCTCCAGCCGCTGCTGCAGCCGCAGCAATCGCACCAAGAGCTATAGCAGCAGTACCTGATAAACTAACAAACCTAGAGAGAGGTCCAAGCGCAATAGCGCTTTGCTGTGCTAGCGCGTCTCCAAACCCCACAGAAAGGTTTTTTTCTATCTTTTTTCCAGCGTCACCAGCATCTGCGACGATCTTTCCAAAAGCCTTTTGAACAGTGCCATCGGCTAGGACGATCTCAATCTCTAGTTTTGGATTATCTGCCACCGATCATCCCCCCAAGCTCTGCCTTTAACTGCTCGTCCGTCAACACCTTGCCAGCTGGCACTCCCTCAGCCTTCTTTGCTGCTGCACCCATCTTAGCCATGATCCTAGACCTGTCTCGATCTGGAACCTTAGACCAAAGCGCAAGAAGCCCCTTCTCTTCAAACTCTTGGTAAGAAAGAACTCGGGACGCCCTCCATAGAATCTCTATGTCATCCATCCCCATCCCGAGCACTTCTTCCCACCCAAACCCGTAGAACCTGCAAAGGCTAGCAGCCCTCAGATCTTCCCCCGTTAATCGGAGTTTTTTTTTGGGTTCATAATCGCAGCGGCAAGCTTTGCCACAAACTCTGCGTCCATTTCATCGATAACTTCTTCAGGCAATCCAAGCGCCTTAAAAAGATCGATATAAAGCCCGATGGTCACATCCATGTCATCCTTAGCGTCTTGGACCTTGCGGATAAACTCGCGCTGTTCCCTTAGCTTTAGAGACCGAAGCGGGTAGTCCACTCCATCTAGCTTCACGTTAACCTTCGATGATTTCTGCAATACTAAATCCATAAGTCGTCCTCCTATGGTGCGGGAGTGACAGGACGAGTGCCACCCCCCCCCAGATTAATGATTAAACAGTTTTTAACTTACTAAGATCGCCGAAGTACAAGAAGTTGAAGTTCTTGTTCAAAGACTGATCCAAGTAACATTGTGCCGAAACTGGCAGCACAAACTCGCTCTCAGCTGAGAAGGTAAGCTCTCCAAGATTAAGCTTTGCTTTTACCAAAGAGATATCTTTTGTCTTGTCGCCGTTTGGATCTGCAAATGTGAGCGTATCAGCCACATCGTCAGAGCTTGTGAACAGCTGGCGTTGACCGTATCCAGCAATAAGCTTGGAGTCCGAGTCATCGGTGACAAGAGCGAATCCATCCATCTCGACAATGCGAAGGGTAGACTCTTGGCTAGTATCCTTAAGCTCAAACGATGCGCTCGCAGTTTGACCGCGGCGAATCGAAGCGAGAGGGTATGCGCCAGTCTGTGGGCCTGTGATCGTGATCTCATCAAGCTCTACAGAGAGAGTCGTGTCTCCGTTTGTAACGCCTAGATCTTTTTGAACTCGGCCCTTTTGTACGTTTACAAAAGAGAAACCGGTTTGATCAGCCGTCTGCCAAGCGTCACGTGCCCACCACGTCTCACCGTTGTCGACGAGAGTGACTTCGATGTGCGTGGCATCTGTCGAAGAAATGACAGAGTTAACCCAGGCCAGAGCGTTGATTACAGAGTTTGCGGCTGTTGCTACTGCTCCAGCTGTTGCTCCTGATGCGATAGCGATCTCATGACCGGTTGCGTTTGGCACAGCTGGATCTGTTCCGCCTGCTGCTACGTTGAACCAAAAGTAGTGCTTAGTCTTGGCTACGTTTGCCTGATGAATGATGAAGTATTTATCGTTCAGGCTTGCTGCAACGTCTGCAACCGTTAGGATGCAAGATTTCTGCGGCTTTGCCGTTCCAAATAATACGTTTCTAACTCCTAGTGTGTACGGTGTTACTGTGCAACCCATGATATCCCCCTATGTTTACTCCAGGCACAGTATGTGCCGGACGTTGAATACTAGCCTTGCCTTAATCAAGTTATCGTTCTTCGTTTGACTCAAAGCCCGATAATCTACTGAGTCAAACGTAACAACCGTCACGCCGTTCTCAGAAAACTCATTCATACAAGCGACCAGCAAGGACTCGACCCGATTGATCGTGTTGTTTAGTCCCGCGTTTACGTCTCGTTCCGATCTCTGGTAGATCGTGAAGATCACACGGCTGTCTAAGTCATAGGCTTGGTTCTGCCTACGAGTGCCAGTCGTTTGATCAATAAAAATATGAAAGCTTTTCGCCGCCTTAGTCGCAGCGATCTCGTCCTCACCAAATGGATCAGTGAGCTGGACAAGCCCTTGCGCTTTTCCTACGTTCTCAAAGTAGGTTTTAACGGCTAGTAAAGACATTGCCCCTTCCCCGCACCATCGTCACCGACGCGTTGTCTACAAAGCGGTCTTGTGTCTCTCCAGCCGTAACGCTCTGGTTTAGCTTCAGGCTAACGATCGTCTGTTGCTCCATGCGAAGCTTCGTGTAGTGCTTAGACTTAGCGTAAAAGTGATCGTCGAACTTATTAGAGACAGACCCATAGATCAGCTCTAGCGCCCAGAAACGAGCAAGCTCAGCGACTTCGTGGACTAATAGAATGTCTTTAGCCTCGAAATAGACGCCTTGGCTCTTTGCCTTACCTGAAAGCATGAGCCAGTTTACAATCAATGTAGTCACCGAGCGGTGCACGTAGTTGTAGTTATTCCTATCCTCTGGCAAGTACTGCGAGATCTCAGGCTCTAGCTGCTCAAGCTTTTCGTCAGTCGAAAAGAAGATATCTTCTTCCGCGTCTAGCACAGATATCGTGCCGGTAGCCGTCGCTACGTTACCAGCTACGTCTTCGATTGTCAGGGTCACGATCTTGTCGCCCAAAGATGCGTAGGCCGTATCGATGAACCAATCAGACTTTGGATTGCCTGCAGCCCATACCTGAAACTCTGGCCCTGCTGTCTCCACTTGGATCTTTACGCTGTCGACATCATTAGTCCCTACAGGAGACGGCAAAATCGGAGGAATGACCGAAGCAGACGCACTAATCCTCACCATTTCAAGCTGTCTAATTCTAGCGTCAAATGTAAGGACCGGGATCATGCTTTACTCCTCTTTCTTTTCTTCGGCTACCTTGCAGTCGTTTAGTTCAAACGCCAGAGCTACAGCGCCCTTTAGGCCGCTATCATTTAAAGCGTTTAAAAGCTTAAGAAGTAGCGTTTTTGACACTAAAAAATGCGGCTCTTTTTGATCCATTATTCTTCCCCTGCTGCTGTAAATGCCACTACAAGAGCGTCAAGACCTTGGCTAAGTTGCGGGGCCATCGAAAGGGAGGAGTTGGCCACAGTCGAAAACCTTTCAACCTGTGCAATGACCTCAGCCTTGCGTTGTGCAACAATCGTCCCGCGAATCGATCCACCTTGTTGCGGTAGCTTTAAAAGCTGGTCTAATCTTGCGGCAGCTATCTTTGCGTTGTTTTGCGATTCACTTACGACTTTAAGAAGCTCCTCAACCTGAGAAATCGCCCCTTGTACTTGTGCTAAACTCGCTCTTAATTCTGTTTCGTTCATATTTTCCCCTTAAGTGTATTGCCAAGCCGGAACCACGTAGGTGTTTCCATTTGCTGATATTTTTATTAACAACCCCGCATTTGTAAAATTAGCACCCCAAGTTGTAAGATTAATTGAACCCGCAGCCAGAGTCCCTAAAACGGTCGCGCTGTCTTGGCCGTTTAAAAAAATATCATCTTCTGTAACGCCAAAAATCGAAGAGCCTCCAGACTTTCTAAGTGTTAATGTGCCTAAAGCAATCTGAGCGGCTTCTTCTCCGTTTGTCCAAAATTGATGCGACCTTGCTCCAGCAGCTTCGTAAATAATGCCTTCTTTGTACGTTCCGTCTGTTGCATCCAATGCAAAAATCTGTCCGACGCCCGATCCAGCGGAGTCGTAAAAGTTTACGAGATTCATTTTTGTGACAGAATCAACAGCGTAATAATCACAAAGACCACTGTCCGTTAATCCAGAACCAACCGTGATAGCAGCTTGCAATGCGCTTGGTATTGTTGTTGGTCTGTCTGGGTCTCCAAAAACTAATTGCCCAAGCTCGTTAAAATAAGTGGTTCCGTTTTCGTTATGTTCTCCACCAGAACCAAATCTAAACTTATACCCAGAAGCTGAGCCGTTAGCGATTATTTCAGCTTGTTCCCCTGTTCCAAAAAAGTCAGTTGCATAAAAACCAAACTGGCCATAAAGAGAGCCACCACCCGAAGCGCTATTGTTCCAAGCAGACCAAAAACTACGAGCTAACTCTGTCTCCGTTACAAAAACATTCACAGAATCAGAACTGACAACGAGTTTGTCTGGTCTTCCATTTGGATTAGATCCAGCAATTAGCTGAGTTAAAAATGATTTAGCCCCGCTTACGCTTTCATCGCCAGTCAATCCTACATAAGGAAGTCCGCTAGTTGATCCGTTTGAGGCTGCTGTTATTCTTCCCTTTGCATCAACCGTGATGTTGGCTCTCGTGTATGATCCAGCAGTAACTGCCGTGTTTGAAAGCGTAGCAGCTACTGATCCAGATCCAGATGCTGTTACATCACCAGTTAAAGCTGTGATTCCTGCAGATGGCACACCCAAAGCTATTGCAAGCTCAGCGCGTGTGATCTTTTTAGTTTCTGTGGCTGACGTATCTACAATAGGTAGAACGTCGTCTGCGGCTGTTGCAGCGCCTGTTATGGCCGTTAATTCTGAGATCTTTTTATTTGCCACAGATTCCCCCTAAACTAAGATGCCAGACCCGTCCTCTTGAAGCAAAGGATCGGAATTTTCCTGAACTAGAAAGTCATCTCCTACAGGCAAAGAGTCGTTTGGATTGATGATCCATCCCTCGGCTGTTTGCTTGACAGAAATCACTCGAACAGAAGAACCAGACACTAAAACATCATAGAAGTGCCCAGCTGTTAGATCGTAGAATCGAACTTCCTTATTCGTCCAAGAGCCGCTCCCGTGTAGCTTATCGAGATAAAGAGCGAGCATTGGGTAGTAGTCATTAACGTTGACCACTCTCCTAGCAGGCTGTCCCCTTAGATCTTGTCTAAACGACTGAAACTGCCTATCGGTTAAACTACTCGGTAGAGCCATTTTCTGTCTGCTCGTTAAAGTTTACCGTTCGATAGTACCAAGCTACCCAATAGCTTTTCGTCCCCTCCGTTACATAAGAGATGTCTTGAAAAAGAGCGCGGCCTTTTAGATCAGCGTTGACGCGAACCATGGCCAAGGTCAGACCACCACGAGTGGATGCCGTCACGCTATGCGGTACAGTTCCAGGGTCGTTGTGGTAAGCCTCAGCCATGATCCGTCCTCAACTTAAAGACTAAGTGTTTACAATTTTGTAAACGAGAGCCGACTTGCCAGCTGCGGCGCCTGCTTGAGCGATTTGCAATCCACCGATGCCAAGGACTTGGTCCATAGCTACGCGAACAGCTTTAGAGCCGTATTCGTTGGCTCCTTGCTCGCTCATGTTTGCGCCTTGTTGGAAAGCGATCCCGACGCCGTCCTTGTCGTACATGTAGGCAATGTTTCCAGTGATGCCGTTATGTACTAAGAATGGAATCCCGTGAATGCGGCCTACTGGCTGCATGTTTGGGATCGTTGGCATACCGTATACAGACGCATCTTTAAACTCGGTCAACTGAATCAAGTTCGACTCGAACTCAGCAGAACCGACAAGTACTGTTTGATCCATCTGTGCGTTCTTTTCCAAGAGAGCGCGGCGAGCTGCTACGATCTTTGCGTAAGTCATAGCGCCAGTTCCTGCAGTGTTGAAGAAAACGTCTTCAAGAACTGCGATGATCTCGCTGTCTACTTTTCGAGCGTGAGCAGAAGCTGCACGGCGAATGTATGCAAGCTGCACGTCAGGAGAAGCTTGATATTCGTCATAGCTGTCGATGATCCACGAAACGTACAAGTTTAGGTCCAAGTTAATTGGATCAGTTCCGAAGGCTACAGTGCTTGCATCTCCTGCAGCACCAGAAGCGCGGTTGACGACTGTGAAGCCACCAGCGCGTGGAATGTTTAAGCTTTTTGCGCCTTTTACAGCAAGAGCAGACCAATCAGAAATCGTCGGGACGAGTTTCGCTTGGAATGCTAATTCACGTTGTACAATGGCCGCTACCAAATCCTGCTTGGTTGGGCCGATCTGGGTATTCCCAGTAATTACATCTGCCATGTTATCCCCCTTGAGTTACTAGCCGCTCGTCCCAGCCGCAACCCAAGGGGAAAACGGCTAGATCACTTGCGGAATTGTTGCCGGAATTGATTTTCTAAATCTTCCGGTTTCATGTTTGAGAGGCTCTTCGTCGCCGGAGCGCTCCCGCCTAAAATCACGTCTTTTGTTGAACCAGCAGGCTTTGCGAACAAGTAAGGCTTTTCTTTAGCCATCTTTGTAATCGCTTCGGTGATCGCTGCCTCATCTGCTTGTAGGCCAGTGTCAGCATCAATCACGTCTACGCCAGACCAGTCGCCGATCTTTAGAACATCAGAGAGCGCGTCTTGTCGCACGTTGTGCGCTAGAGCGACCTTTTTGATAGCATCAGATTTGACGTAGTTGAGAATGGAAGCCTGTGACTTCTGCGCTAGAGCTTTTGCAGCGTCACGCTCAGCTTGGATCGCTTTGAGGTTTGCCTCATAGTTACCCTTTTGCTCGTTCTCTCGCTGCTCTAACGCAAGTAGCTTTTGCAGTCTTTCCTCTAGCCCGGCTCGCTCAGCGGCCAAGGCCCTAGCCTTTTCTTTGGCGGCTTTAGCTTCCGCTAGAGTCCGCTTGTAGGTGTCGTACGAGACGACATCCTTGCTATCATTTGACTGTTCATTAGCTTCGCCACCGGCGTTAGCTGTATCGACTTGGGCACTGCCCTTTAGATCTGTACTCATTATTCGTCCCCTTTTGGTTTATTGTCAAATGCACTACCTTCGAGCCCTCAAAGCACGACGCAAAAACGCCCGTGCAATCCTTACGACTCTTTCGCGCATCTCTGCTCGGAGACCGATGAATGGTCGATCTACCGATACATACTTGCTTAAAGTTGCGTTATCCAAATCCGTTGGAATGGTTTTAACTTCACCGTCTTTTGTCTTGTACTGGTACGGACTTCGAGGTCCAGACGCCTCGATCTGTACCGTGCCACGGTTTAAAAAATGCTTTACCGAATCGATAAGCTGGCCCGTTACCGTAAGATTAGAGCGCCCGGGAGAAAACACATTGGATGTTCCACCCGCCGCTTTGATCTCTCTGCGTCTTTCAATCCATCCGTCCGTGAGAGGTTTGAATCTATCCTCGGTTGGTAGAGATTTGCCGGTTCTAGTCTGGCCCTTTATATCTCGAACAACTGCCTCGCCGATCTCATTGAGCAATGCAGGGTCCTTGATTGCTGCATTTAAGATTGCGGTAGCTCTAGCTTGTGCTTCGAGAGTGCCTTTAACCTTCGCCATTATCGTCCACCAGATTTTGCTGCAAGATAAAGTCTCGAAGGGCCTGCTCTGCTGCTGCTAGATCTGCTGCTCGCTGGCTTTGCTCTTGTCCTCGTCTGACCCGCCTTAGCTCGTCTTGAAACTGTGGCAGGATCTCGCTTCGAATGTCGTCATATCCAACGCCAAACCATGGGCGCGGTCTAACCTTCCCCTCAAGCTCTGGGTTCCCCTTCATGCCTGTTTGGTGCCCATATGCCTTAGCGTTCTGGAGATCTCCTACGAGCCCGATCGTAAGCTTAGAGCCCCGGTCCTCTAGTATGTCAATTGCCCCAAGCATGTCGCCCGTAAGCTTTAGATCCACTGGGTTAGATTTACCAAATGCCTTGAAATCAAGAGAGTCCTCATAGCTTTTGGAATACTTGCCCAAGGAACCGCCATAAGCGCTTTCCCCAGCTTCTGTTCGAGCAATGATCCGGTCAATGATTGCTTGGCCTATCTCGTTCTTAAGCGCGTCCTCGTCGCTTAAATCTAATCCCGTAAGATCCTCAAGGTCGATCTCTTGCTTGACCGAGTAGTTAGACGAATCGAGTTTAAGCCCCTTGATTCTGGCCATCAATAAACTCCTGAGCAGCTTCCATGCTGACCCGTCGATATTTTGACACTGCTTCAACTCTTGTAATAAGCCCCAAAGAAAGCTCGCGCTCGATTGTTTCAAGCTCCTCTTGTTTGCTCATGATCTGCTCGGGACGTACGAAGTCGATCTCGACATCAACGTCATCAGGGATCTGCCCTACGTTCTGAAGATCAAAGCCCTCTACACCGCCATAGACCGAAAGCTCACGAGCGACGACTTTAACCAATCGGCTCTCCGCGTTCTTGAACAGAGACTCGTCCTCTTCGCTTGGCCGGAAAGCTTCGAGCATTGCTAAAAAGCGGTCATATCCAGAGGTATACTTAACCGCGTTCCCCTTAGCGTTGATCATCGTTGGGTCAATGTTGGCGCAGGTAAGGAACAAGGAAAGCAGAGCAGAATCGAATCCCACGAGAGCGTCTAAGTTCACATTTGGGTTTGTGAAGCCGATCTCTGCTTGAGTCCCGTCCATTGCCTTTGGAAGCTTGATGAGCTTATTGGGACCGAACGAGAACTCACCTTTTAGCTGGTCAGCATCGCCCTTGACCCATCCAATCGGCATACCTTGGAAACGCTTTGCTTGGCCTGCATCCGATAGGCTCGTGTTGAACTGCACGGTGAAGTCTGCAAACGACTCACTTGCGACCTTCCAGTATGAGCCATACTTCTCGCCTGAGATCTCAACGATCGGGATCATCTTGAACGGGTTTTCTACATCCCGGCTCAGGATCTCGTTACGGGTTACGTTGTAGACAAAGTTGTAGTCCGGGCTCCATACGCTTTGGATCACTTCATCAGATGCCACGTTGATGACTTCGTCTTCGCCATACGGGTTAATCTGGAAGACTCGAACAGTATCAGCGCCGATGCCATAAGCACCAGCCACCTCGGTGTTCACATGCGACGAGACCACATCGAGCAGCTGGTTCGGAAGTGTTCGGATATAGAGCGACCTCATCCCGTTCTCGAGCACAGTCGGAGTCACTTGAACGTGAGACTGGTTCGATAGCTTAAAGAGTTGGTTCGCCTTCTGCATGGCCTGATCGACCTTCATCTTGGCGTACAGGCTCTCAAGCTCTTTTGCTTGCGTCTCTGAGCAGTTTACAAAGCGCCGAGTAGGAGGCCTCGAATAGAGCCGGGCTAATTGCTGGACAGCTTTCTTAGCTACGTTTGCAAAGCTTACGACAACAAAGTCCTCGTTCTGCGTGTAGAACTGACGCAGCTCTTGGCGTACGTATGGCTCGATTGCTCCAAGGAATACGTCGAGCTGTCTTGTGTATCTGCGCTTGCGCTCTTGATTGTAAGGATCGTCTAGCTGTCCTCGAAGCCTCTCTGTGATGTCTTGAAGTGAAAGCATTAATATCTCCCCGCTGTGATTGGTGCGCTCTTCTGGGTAACAGCCACAAGCCCGTATCCTAAAGCGCTGACGACGTGTTGAGCGTGAAAAGAATCATCCTCATCGTAGGTAGACCCCTTCTTTGCTTTCGTCCCAAGCAATCCCTCATCGAGCAATTTTGCATCTTTGTAGACGTAAAGTCTATGGCGCCCATTTCCGTCCACGCACAGGCTGTTAACGATGTTCTGCCTGACCCTCACCGGCGGGTTAGATTGTGGCACTCGCTTAGATACTGGGAGCCTCGGGTAGTGCTGCGCTAACCATTTGAAAATGATGTCCCAGTCAGAATACAGCCCTCGGGTGTCGCGGTTAGCCCCCGCTGCATCACCGCAGATCGTGATCCCGCGGTTGCTTTGCTCTAGGCCCTTGAACAGTCCCCATTCGTCCCAATGCTCAAGCACCTGTCCTGTCTTCATGCTCTCAATGCCAATAGCCTTGAAAACGTGGTGGTCGCCGTGGCGATCAGAAAGCATCGCACAAGATGACATGGGCTTACCGCCTGCAATGTTAAAGTCGAAGCATAAAGACACCTCTCCCGCTACGCTTTTCCAGTTTAGCTCGTGCGGCCTGTAGTTAGCCTCTGAGCTGTACCCGTAGTAAAGACGCTCGCCTTGTATGCTGACCCATTGCCCGTAGATCAGACGCTCAGCAAGCTTTGGGTTCATATCTGCCTTGAGCTGTCTAATGTAGCTTTCTGGCAGGAATGGGTTTTCTAAGCTATTCGAGTAAAAGACGAATCGAGAAGCTCTCGGGTCACCGAT